CAGACTGGAGAGATAGTAAAGGAAGTCCTGTAAAGAATTGGAAACAGAAAATGAGAGGTGTATGGTTTAAAGATGAAAACCGAAAGCCAGCACCAAAAGAAAAAATATTAACCTTATCAGAATTAATCGAACAAAAAAAAGCAGAAGGCGATGAAAACTATTTTTAAACTACTACCACACGAAGCTGAAACAGCGATAAAGTCTGCATTGAATGAAGCCGAAATGATCGCAGGGCGTAACCTTACTGATGAACAGAAAAGCACTATTATTCGTTTTCTTTTGGATGATGTCAAAACAAAGTTTAATTGGCTTACCGTCCCGTATCTTAACCAGGCGATCAGAAACGGGCTTTCTTCCGATTTTAAATACTTAGACTACAAAACTATATGCAAATGGTTTTGGGAGTTTAAAAACCTTCCTGAAATGCGTTTAAAGATTATTCTTAATACACCCTTGACACCGACAAACATACCGGAGTTTATGCCAGTTAATTGGTTTATGGAAGTCAACAAAGCGTATTATAAGTTTTGCAATGGTGAACTTTATGAAAATCACATCAATACCGCTATTTACAGCCGGCTTCTTTTGGATGGCTATTTCAAAATAAATACTTATAAAAGATATTACGATCATGAGGAAAAAGCTGATATAGACATTGAAAGGGTATGGCAGGCACAAAGGAAGATAGTATTGGATCAGTTTGCTGAATTTAAAATGCAAGGTGCTGAATATATTTACTCACCAAATCAATATTTAAAAAATGGAAACTAATTTAACAGATATGCTATTAGTTCCGTTTATTAATATGCTTAAGGAAAGCGGAAAGGATGAAATTAAATGCAATGAGTTCATTGGTAAATATTATCCCTACAGAGAAGTTTTCCGCTTAGGATATAACATCCTTGAGCCGGAACATAAACTTGAAAAAATACCACAGGATGCAAAACAAAAGCTATGGGATGAAAGCCTAAAATATTGCTCAAAGGATCGTTTGAATTGGTGCAAGGCTGTGCATTTTTATAACCTTGTAAAATAAACAAACTATGCAAATTATCAAACCAGAAAGAAGAATTGTATTTATTAAGAAAAGTTATAACAATGCAGACCTTAAAATACATTTTCATTATTCAACACATCCTAAAATAAATACTGTAAAAAGATTTTTTAGGTTATCACTAATTAGTTTTTTCAATAAGAATAATATAAAATGGGATCGTGCGGCATTTGCTATTGAAAACGGAAAAGTAATATTTACTGAAGGTGTAAAGAAAAATACATTTTATGTTAGTAAAACAGGATACATCTACAATATTACTTTAGTTATGAAGATATGTGAGATTTACAATATTGATATACCTGAAAATAATTCTTTCATAGCTTTTAAATGTAAAGAAATCAGAAAAAATATTTGGGAGTTAATACCTCAGTGATTATTTTTAACATCGTAAACAAAAACCAAACATATGAACTATCAGGAATTTTTAGAATCTAAGAAACATTCTGGTATAGATTATGGAATAAATCCAAATTACATACCGGATAAGATGTTTGACTTTCAAAAGCATATATCAGAATATGCAATCAAAAAAGGCAGATGCGCTGTATTTTTAGATACAGGATTAGGAAAAACAATCATTCAATTAACAGTAGCTAAAAATTATGTTCAGCATACTAACAAGTCTGTATTAATTATTACTCCTCTGGCCGTTGCTTTTCAATTTATCAAGGAAGCTGAAAAGTTCGGAATAGATGACATAAGCTATTCAAAGGATGGCAAGTATAAAACAAAGATCGTTGTTTGCAATTATGAAAGATTGGAGCATTTTAATTCAAATGACTTCGATTGTGTATTATTAGATGAAAGTAGTATTTTAAAAAACTTTGATGGAGCTATAAAAAACCATATTACAAGTTTTCTAAAAAAAGTAAAATATCGCTTTTTATTTACGGCTACACCTTCGCCAAATGATTACATAGAATTAGGTACAAGTAGTGAGGCATTAGGATACTTAGGTTATATGGATATGCTTACTAAGTTTTTTAAAAACAATAATAACAGTATAGATCCTAAGCATGCTGGAAGTGAATGGTATTTAAAACCACACGCAGAAAAAGATTTTTGGAAATGGGTTGCATCCTGGAGCATATCAATGCGTAAACCTTCAGATATAGGTTATTCTGATTCAATGTATGAGTTGCCTAATTTACACGAAATACAAACCATTATTAGGAATGAAAACCCATTAGCTATAAAAGGTCAGACTTCGCTATTTGCTTTGCCTGCTATGGGATTTGCAGAGATAAAATCAGAAGTACGTGCCACAATAAAAGAAAGGTGCGAAATGGCTGTAAAAAAATCTTCAGAATATGATACCTCTGTATATTGGGTAAACTTAAATGATGAAGCTTCTTTAATATCTAATTTAGATAAGTCAGCGATAGAAATAAAAGGAGCAATGAACATAGATCAAAAAGAAGAAATACTCTTAAATTTCTCAGAAGGTAAAATAAAAAAGTTAATTACCAAAACAAGCATTACCGCTTTTGGATTAAATTGGCAGCATTGCAATCATACTACCTATTTTCCTACTTATAGTTATGAGCAATATTATCAGGCTATTAGACGCTTTTGGAGGTTCGGTCAAAAAAGAGAAGTATTTGTTGATCTTATATTATCAGACGGCCAAATTAAAATAATGGAAAGCCTTTTGATAAAAAAAGATAAAGCTGTAAAAATGTTTTATCAATTAACTAAAAATACTAATTCTGATTATTCAATAATAAAAAAGCAATTCGATAAAGAAATTTTATTTCCTTCATTTTTAAACAAATAAACAATGGTAAAAAATCAAACAGTAACAGAAAATTATGCTATTTATAATAGCGATTGTATGTATGTAATTAATCAAATGGAAGATAATAGTATTGACTTTTCAGTCTATTCGCCTCCTTTTGCAGGTCTTTACAATTATAGCAGTCACGAAAATGATTTTTCTAACTGTGAAAGTAAAGAACAATTTTTACAACAATATGAATTCTTAATTGCAGAAATGGCAAGAATTACAAAGCCTGGTCGTATAAATGCAGTACACGTAACAGATGTACATACAAATACTGGTAGACTATGGGACTTTCCAGGTGAAGTAATTAAACTACACGAAAAATATGGTATGGAATATCACAACCGTATTACTATTTGGAAAGAGCCTTTGAAGGTTAGGATGCGTACAATGGTTCAAAGTCTTATGCATAAATTTATAGTAGAAGATGCTACAAAATGTTTTACGGCTATGCCTGATTATGTTTTGATATTTAAAAAACGAGGTGATAACGAAATACCTGTTCAGCATTTAAACGGATTAAATGATTTTGAATACTTCGGAGATGTTCCTTTTTTAGATGCTCATAAAGAAACTTACGGCAATTATTCAGATTTTAGATCTAAATGGGAAAATTTTACAGGCGATCAAAGAGAAAATAAATTAAGTCATTTGACTTGGCAAAGATATGCCTCAAGCGTTTGGGATGACATACGTATTGATAATGTTTTACCATTCAAAGATAGTAGGGAAGAAGATGATGAAAAGCACGTACACCCGCTACAATTAGATGTAATTGATAGGCTAGTTTATCTTTATACAAATCCAGGTGAAGTAGTATTGACACCATTTATGGGAGTAGGTAGTGAAGTTTACAGTCCTGTTTCATTAGGTAGAAAGTCTATAGGAATTGAGTTAAAAGATAGTTACTACAAACAAGCTGTTTTGAATTTAAAAGATGCTAATAAAAGATTTGAAAATAATAATAAACAACTTACTTTACTTTAACGCTTTGCCGTTTAAATTAACATCAAGTTATTTTTAAGATAAAAGATGCGGCAAACATACCGGCTGTTTCCCGTAAGAGGCAGTCGGTTATATTAAGGATAAATAACAAAATGTAAACTAAAACCTTTAAAATCTGTAAACTCAGTCGGTTACAAATTGTAACCAGTTGACTACAAAATGAAGTTAGCTGAAATAAAGATTCGCCTCTACTTCCCTACGTGTTACCAAACCTTTCACCACCTTACCTCCTGCCTTTCTCCAGCGCATAAATTCATTGCGTATTGTAGGATCGTTAGGATTAGCGTTAATTTTTTTGAGTAGCACACTTTTACTGAATGCGCCGACACCTACATTAAAAGCAAATGATGTCAAAGCACCTAATTGATTATCGTTAATGCTGCTTTTTACCAAACCTTTTACGCTTAATTCAAATCTATTTACCATTTCAAATAATAACCGATCTGCACGATCTAAGGTAATTTTATCGCCTTGCTGTACTTTGCTTCCGTTTTCATAAAATGTTGATCCGTACCCGATTGTCCAAACATTAGCTGGACATAAATAGGCTTGTAATTTTAAACCTTCAAATTTCCTTATTATCGTTGTTCCTTTGCTCATATTCTTTAATATATTTTTTAAGTTTCCCTTGTGCTGCAAAGATAATCCTAAATGTATTTTTCTTTACGGTGTTTATGTCCTCAAGTTCATCATCATAGGTACGGTATTCGGCATCAGTTAATTCAGCAAGGGTAGCGATAACCTCAAGCTGGTTGCTGATAATATCGAGCAATTCAAACCCGGTATATTCAGGAAATTCAGGTATTTGTGTTTCTTCACTCATAATATTTTGCCTTTGTAAATGCGATAATTTCGAACGTGAAACTCCTCACCATTATCTGCAAGGTCAACAATAGCGAAGCCATGCGACCACTTATTTA